AGAGTTCAATCCTCAAGGCGCTGGACGGTAAGACGCGCCAACGGCTGACTGAGGCATTTGCCGACACGCCGTACCGGCTGTGCTGCACCGCCACGCCGGCGCCGAACGACATCGCGGAAATCGCCAACCACGCCGAGTTCTTGGGCGTGATGACCCGCTCGCACATGCTCGCGCGGTTCTTCGTCCACGACAACGACAAGTCGCAGGACTGGCGGCTGAAAGGCCACGCTGAGGAGGCGTTCTACCGCTGGCTGGCCGGGTGGGCGATGAGCGTGCGCCGGCCCTCCGATCTTGGCTTTGATGATACCGGCTACATCCTGCCCCCGCTCACCGTCCAGCCCCGATGGGTGGCGTCCGACTTCGTGCCGGAAGGCCAAATGTTCTTCACGGAACTGAAGGGCATCCAGGGCCGCACGCAGGTGCGCCACGGCACGCTCACCGAGCGGGTGGAGGCGGCAGCCTCGATCGTCAACGCATCGGCCGAACCGTGGCTGGTGTGGTGCGGGATGAACGACGAGGGCGACGCCCTCACGGCGGCTATCCCCGGCGCCGTCCAGGTGAGCGGCAGCGACCCCGCCGAGCGCAAGGCGGAGGCACTTGAGGCGTTTCAGGACGGCAAGATCCGTGTGCTGGTCACGAAGCCCAAGATCGCCGGCTTCGGCATGAACTTCCAGCACTGCGCGCGCCAGGTGTTCGTCGGGTTGTCTGACAGCTTCGAGGCTTACTACCAGTGTATCCGGCGCTCGTGGCGCTACGGCCAGATGCGGCCGGTGGAGGCGCACATCGTCCTCTCCGAACTGGAGGAGGCCATCTACCACAACGTGATGCGGAAAGAGGCTGAGGCGCAGCAGATGATGGAAAGGCTGGTGCAGGCCGTGAAGGACTACGAGCAGCAGGAGATCGGCGCCGGCGAGAGCACGGCGCCCGCCCTACTCACTGATGAGACGCGCGGCGAGGGGTGGCGGCTGCTCTTGGGTGACAGCACGGTGCGGCTGGCGGAGCTGGCAGCCGAGAGCGTGGACCTGTCGGTATTTTCGCCACCGTTCGCCAGCCTTTACACCTACTCGCCTGATGAGCGCGACCTGGGCAACAGCGCGGATGAGGACGAGTTCTTCGCACACTTCCGCTACATCATTGGTGAGTTGCACCGCGTCACGAAGCCGGGGCGCAACGTGTGTGTCCACGTCCAGCAGATCGCCGCGCAGAAGGGCAAGGACGGCTACATCGGGATCAAGGACTTCCGCGGTGACGTGATCCGCGCGTTCGAGGTTGCCGACTTCGTGCTGCACGGCGAAGTGACGGTGGACAAAGACCCCCAGGCGCAGGCCATTCGGACCAAGGCCAAGGGGCTGCTGTTTGTCCAGCTCCGCAAGGACTCGAGCGAGAGCCGGCCGGCGCTTGCGGACTACCTGCTGAAGTTTCAGAAGCCCGGCCAAAACGCCGTGCCGATCCAGCCGGACATCACGAACGAGGACTGGATTCAGTGGGCGCGGCCGGTTTGGTACGGCATCTCCGAGAATGACACGCTCCAGTACACCACGGCACGCGACCCCGAGGACGAACGCCACATCTGCCCGCTTCAGCTTGGCTTCATCGAGCGATGCATCCGGCTGTGGAGCAACGCCGGCGAGACGGTGCTCGATCCGTTTAACGGCATCGGCAGCACCGGCCACGTCGCTCTCAAGCACGGCCGGAAGTACGTCGGCATTGAGCTGAAGCCCTCGTACTACCGCATCGCCGTGAAGAACCTGCGCGCAGCCGAGGCACACGCCCACGCGCCGACACTGTTCGACGGCCTGTGGGAAGAAGCATCGTAATCGAGCGAGGCCGCGCGCCGGTGGTGTGGGCCGGCGCGCGCGGGGCTAGGGGGTGGGCGGGGTGGCGTCCTCCAGCCGGAAGATGTCGTCAAGCGTGCAGCCGAAATGCGCGCAAATCAGTGCCAGCTCGTCCAGCGGCGCGCGGCGCAGGTCGTTCGTAAGCAGCCGCTGGACGGTGCTCACATTCGCGCCGGTCTCCTTGGCGATGGTGCGGATGGACAGCTTGCGCCGGTCCCGCACTTCCCGCTCGGCCACCAGGGCCTTGAAGTAACTATTGAACACTTTCATGCTCCCGGTTGTACAACAGGTCTCAGCTAAAAGCAAGTATACGGCTTTGTCATAAACCTGTCAAGATGCTTGACTTTTGTGTGACTTCGTTATACAATGCTTCTGTAAGTTAGACAGCAGGAGCGCAACCATGAAACAGCCCATCACCCGCACCGTCTACCGCAGCCCCGATGGCCGCGTGGAAGTACAGCGCACCGGCCGCGAGTACGACCTGTTTCTGGACGGCGAGTACGTGGGCTGCTTCGCCAGCCAGGCCGCCGCCGAGACCGAGGCGGGCGTGTGGCTGCACGAGCAGGCCGAGCGGCTGAGTGTGTACCAGAGGGCAGCGTAGAGGAGGCTGAAATGCGAGTGGACTACGCGACCTACATGGAGTTCTACGCCGACCACGACGACGCGCCGGACTTCACCGGCCGGTGCGAGGGCACCGGGCGCCGCAAGTGCGGCCGGTTCTGCGGCGCATCGTTCTACTGCGCGCGGTGCGCGGCCGAGCTGGACGCTATCTACCGCGCCGAGCTGGCCCGCGAGTCAGCGTGGGAGAACGAGCGCATGGCCGAGGAACAGGCGCGGTGGGCGGCGTGGGAGGCCACGCCAGAGGGCCAGGCGCACCGGGCCGAGGTGGAGCGCATCAACGAGCAGGCGTGGCGCGCGCAGCTCGGCATGTACAAGCAGCGCGACTACAGCGCCGTCCGCGAGGATGACGCCCTGCCGTTCTAGGCGCCTTGGGGCTGGGCGACCCGAACCGCCCACCATCGGCAGCACGCCGAACGCGGGAGCCGGCCCCGCTGAACGTCCGGCACAACGTGAGGAGCGAACCACCATGCCAGTCCTGAACCTGAACGAGCGCAGCAGCGGCGGCAGCACGATGAGCGGCGAGCGGCCGATCCTGCCGACCGACATCTACCGCATGAAGATCATCGAGTGCGGCATCGAGGAGAACAAGCTGGACGCGCCGAACAAGGACGGCTCGTTCAAGAAGCAGATTGTCATCACCTGGGAGATGGCCGCGCTCACCGAGGAGCAGCAGGAGATCGCGGACGAGCGCGGCGAGGACTGGAGCGAGGTCCGCGTGTGGCAGCGGATGAACCCGTACTACGGCGACGTGAAGGACGGCGGGCCGAGCAAGTTCAAGGCGTTCATCGACAAGCTGCGCGCCGCCGGCTACCTGCCCGGCTTCGACCTGGACGCCTTTGACACCGACTCGCTGGTGGGCGCCGAGATGCGCGTGAGCGTCAGTGAGTACCTGAAGACGATGGGGCCGAACGTCGGCAAGCCGGGCAACAAGGTGCTGGACGTGACGCCGCTCCGCCAGAAGGGCACGCCGAAGCAGGCGCCGCGCAACGTGCCGCAGCCCATCGGGGCGGGCGAGGAGCTGTAGGGCCGGACGTGCTGGGCGCCACGCTAAACCGCCCGCCACTCCGCTTTAGCTGAGGACGCGCCCGAAAGGAAGCCGCATGTCTGTTAGTAGCGAATACAGCCGAGTTCACTACGCCGCCCGCAAAATCGTCGGCAACATCTGCCAGCGATGTGGCGCAAGTGGGCGCGTTCATGCCGCGCTGCGGCCCAATGTGGACCGGACAAAAATCCTGATCGATCCGCTCTGTGGCTCGGCTTATACCACCGATCCCGCCGACTATTACGCCCTCTGCATTCCGTGCCACCGCAAGCTTGATCTTGTGGAAGGCCGCCCCTACTGCCGGCACGGGCATAAGTTCACACCGGAAAACACGCTCATTAAGGACGGTGCGCGCCATTGCCGCGTCTGCAACCGCGAACGGGCTCGCGCGCGTGTGTCTACACCAGAAGGCCACGCAGCCAAGAGCGAATCCGACCGGCGCTATCGCGAGCGCCACCCCATAACGCCAGAGCAGCGCGCGCGCAAGTTGGAACTTCAGCGCATCCGCCGCGCTGGCCGGAAGGGCGAGTCATGACACCAGGCGTCGATATTCTTCAACTCATCGCCTCCACCACGCGCCTGAAGAAGCAGGCCAACGTCAACGGGCGCGGCCCCGAGTATGCGGGGCCGTGTCCTTTCTGCGGCGGTGACGACCGGCTGCGCGTCCAGCCCGACAAGGGCCAGTGGTGGTGTAGGCAGTGCAGCCCAAACGAGCATTGGGGCAGCGCGGCCGACTTCGTGATGAAGCGCGACGGCGTGGAGTACAAGGAGGCGCTGCGTCTCCTGGGGGTGGCCGAGGGGGCTTCTTCCGAACAGACATGGGACTACCACGACGCGGACGGCACGGTTATCTATCAGGTGGTGCGCTACGTCAAGAAGGGCGAGAAGCAGTACGCGCAGCGCACGCCGGACGGCAAGGGCAGCTGGCTGCGCGGCCTGAACGGTGTGCGCCCCACCATCTACCGGCTGCCCGAGGTGCTGAGAGAAGCGGCGCGCGGTGGCACGGTCTACATCGTGGAGGGCGAGAAGTGCGCGGACGCGCTGCGCCGGCTCGGCCTGACGGCCACCACGAACAGCGGCGGGGCCGGCAAGTGGCGGCCTGAGTACGCCGACTTCCTAGAGGGCGCGTCCGATGTGGTCATCCTGCCCGATAACGACGCCGTGGGTGCTCGCCACGCGGCCGAGGTCTACAACTCGGCGCGCGACTTGGTGGACCGGGCAAGGGTTGTAACCCTCCCCGGCCTGCCCCCGGCCGGCGACGTGGTGGAGTGGCTGAACGCGGGCGGGACGAAAGAGGCTCTGTTGGCGCTGTGCGCCCCGCAGGCCGAGGTGGTGGACGCCTCCGAGGTGCCCGCCAAGCTCATCGCCGCCGACCTGATTAAGCCGCCGTCCAAGCCGATGGGCGCCGCCGACCTGCTGGCGCTCACCCGCAAGCCGATCCGCTGGTACGCGCAGGACTTCTTGCGCCAGGGGTTTGGGCTGCTGGTGGGCCAGCCGCAGATCGGCAAGACGCCGCTTGCTATCCAGCTCGCCATTGCCATCTCTACCGGCGGGTTGTGGATGGGCCGCGTCAAGTGCCGCCAGGCGAAGGTGCTCTACCTTGGGATGGAGTACTCCCAGCAGGAGTTGATACCCCTGCTGGACGCGAGCCGGTGCGGCAAGCCGCTCGATAACGACTGGCTGGCGTTCAAGACGCTGGACGATGAAGACCTGTTCCCCGGTGACGCCGAGGCAGCCGTGGGCGGCCTGGAGTACTACATCGCGCGCCTGGGCTTCGAGGTCATCATCATCGACGTGATGACCGGCTTCCTGCCGCCCGAGAAGTTCAAGCAGAACGTCTATCGTGGCGACTACGCCGAGCTGAAACCCTACCACGCGCTGGCGATGCGCTACGACGCCTCGATTATGGGCGTGTGGCACGGCAGCAAGCGCGAGGCAGACCCCAAGCTCATGTACAACGGCAGCACCGGGCTGTGGGCGGCAGCCGCCTCGCGTATGACGCTCTACACCGACCAGGAACAGCGGGTGCGGATCGCCTCGTTTCCCCGCATGGGGGAAAAAGTCGATTGGGCGCTCACCCAA